CCAGACCATGTTCGCGCCGACCGATGCGGGATACGTCGTTCGACGCTTAACCCCAACCGAATGCGAGAGGTTGCAGGGTTTCCCAGACGGATGGACGGACGTGCCGTTCAAAGGCAGCGAGCATCCGAGCGACACGCCGAGGTACAAGGCGCTGGGAAACAGCTTCGCGGTGCCAGTTGTCAGATGGATAGGCGAACGCATAAAGGCTGCAGAGCAGACAGGTTAACACAAGGTAAAACTTTTATGTTATCATGCAATCATGGATTGCTATCGAAGGAGACCGCCGATCGTGGCGGTCTCCTTGTCTATGCGGGGGCATGATGACACGTGACGAGCTTGCACGAATCGCGCTGAGACACGACACGCTGATCAGCCGCGCGATGCTGCGTGCCCTCGGCGTGCCGGTGCCGCACCGCAAGCCACGTCCTGGCACCATCGCCAGGGTGGACAGGTACGAGGGCCTGCGGGGCTGCATGGCTCAGACCACGGGGGTGCGTCAATGAACCCATCCCAGGACATGACTCCCCTTCCCGTGTCCGCAGCCCCATCCCCTGCCGCGCCCGGCTGGTCACGATAGGGCCACCACATGGGAAAGACCAACCCGCGCTGGTCCAACGGCAGGGAGAGGCAGCGGGCCGCCAAGCGGTACGCCGCCATGGACGCGCCATGCGCCCTGTGCCACGGTGCCAGGGGGCCGATACGCTACGACCAGCCGCGCAACCACATGTTCCCGCTGTCGCTGGCCATCGACGAGATCGCTCCGGTGTCGCGATGGCGCGAGTTCGGCTATCCGAGCGAGAAGGCTTGCGCGAGCGATCCGCGGAACTGGCAGCCTGCTCACTGGGTCTGCAACGCCCTCGCGGGCGACAAGCGGCGGCCCGTGAAGCAAGCCCCGAAGGACGCGACCAGCGGCACCTTCTAGCCGCGCGAGGGGTGGCGGCCTGTCCCCCCGGGGTGGATGTCAGCTCCCGGCGGCATTGTCGACATCCGTACTGGAAGCGCTGGGGGTAGCCAGGAAGACAAAATACCAGGTGATATCGGGCCCAGCTAGCCCGAGTGCATATCACGCAGCGAAACCCGCCCCTCTCCCGCATCGGGGGCGGGTTTTCTGTTCCGTTGGTGCGGGAGGAAGAGATGCGGGACATGGACGAGAAGATTCTGGAGCTGTACGAGAAGCACGAGACGTGCCGCGAGGTTGCGGCGGAGCTTGGCGTTCCGAGCGAGACGGTTCGGAGAGTGCTCATCAAGCACGGTGTCCCGAGGACGCACAGGCATCCCGAGAGGGTGTCGCGCAAGACCGTCAAGCGCATGCCGAGCCATTGCAGGACAAAATACTGCGCAGCGGCCGTAATCATGCTCCGCGAGTTGCTGGGCATGCCCACGGGCGACATATCCGAGGCACTGGGGATTCCATCAGCCTCCGTTGTGAACATCTTCAACCGCAAACGCCCAGACCTGAAGCTCGGCAGGTGTCAGCGCGTCAGCGATGAAACCATCGAAGAGGTCGAGCGCAAGTACCTGGCAGGCGTATCAACTATTGCTCTCGGCGAGGAATACGGGGTCAACCACAGCACCATAAGCGCATGGATGCGAAGTCGCGGCCACAAACGCGGGAAGGGAGGCGGCCCTGCGTTCGCGAGGGCGAACCAGGCTAAACGAGACGCCGCCATCGAGCGCTTCGAGCTGTCCGATGATGTTGACTGCACTGACAGGCGAGCCAGGGCCAAGGCGAGACGCAAGTACCGAATCGCTAAGCGGAACCACGACAGCGGAATCACGTGGAAGAAGCTCGCCGAACGCAACGGCAGCATGGAATGCGAGGTGTGTGGTGTCATGTGCGACCCGCACGACAGGTCGTGGGGGTCCTTCGGCCCGGCGCATCCATCGGTTGACCACATCGTCCGCATCAGCGACGGCGGTGAAGATACCTGGGACAATTCGAGGCTCGCGTGCATGAGGTGCAACCTCGCCCTGAACGCTGAAGCGAACAGGAAGAACAGGGAGGTTCGCTCATGAGTCTGGCTGAGGCGGTCAAGAACGGCAACGAGCTGGAAATCCTCATCGAGACGCGCAAGAAGATAGCCGCGCAGATGGACGAGTGCGACAACGGCCACGACCTGTCCAGCCTGTCCGACAAGATGGTGAGGCTGTGCGAGCGGATCACCGAGCTTGAAAAGCAGCAGAAGCCGAAGCGCAAAACGGCGCTCGACTCCGTGCGCAAGGTGCGGAAATGAACAACCAGGTGCCGACTTTCCACGTCGCGCCAGAGTACAAGCGAACGATGGGGGATGCAGCCTACGAGTTCGGCGCGTCTTTCGGAATTGTGCTCGACCCGTGGCAGCGCGTGGTAATGAACGACTGGCTCGCGCTCGACGATGCAGGCAAGTGGGTGTGCTCCACGTGCGGCCTGAGCGTGCCGAGGCAGAACGGCAAGACGGCGCTGGTGAAGGTTCGCGTCATGTTGGGAATCTTCAGCCTTGGCGAGACGGTGCTCTTCACGAGTCACGAAGTCCGCACGTCGCGGCAGGTGTTTGACGCGCTCGCCGAAATGCTCGACCCAAACGGGGCGTTTCCCGAGCTGGCCGCACAGGTGCAGTACATCAAGCGCTCGAATGGTTACGAGGAAATCAAGGTTTCTGATTGGCTGGACGGCGACGGATGGCACAAGGGTGGCAAGTTGCTCTTCAGCTCGCGGTCGAAGGGCGCGTCGCGCGGCTTTACCGCCGATGTCGTGGTGGCCGACGAGGCCATGTACATGACAGACGAGCAGGTTGCCGCACTGGTTCCGACGATGGCGTCTGCGGTCGGCGGTGACATGCAGTTCATCATGCTCGGCACACCGCCAGCACCAGGGGACAACGGCACGGTGTTCCAGGCAACGAGGGAATCTGCCAAAAAGGGCAAAACCGGAATCTCATGGTGCGAGTGGAGTGTTGAGGATATAGGCGACGTGAACGACTGGGAGCGCATCGAGCGATGCAACCCGTCGCTCGGAAATCGGCTCATGCGCAAGGCCGTAGACAACGAGCTTGCGGTCATGTCCCACGAAACGTTCGCCCGCGAGCGCCTGGGCTGGTGGTCGCCGACCGCCGGCCTGCCGGACTTCGCCATCCCCGCCAGCAAGTTCGAGTCGCTGGCGGTGGACACGGCCCCGACCGAGGGCCGCGTGGCCTACGGCGTGCGCTTCAGCGCGGACGGCTCCGAGGTGAGCCTGGCCGCCGCGAGGCTCCACGACGGCACCGCCTACGTCGAGCAGATACGCCGCGAGCCGATGGCCATGGGGCTGGGATGGCTCGCTGATTGGATAAGTTCGCGCAAGTCCATGGGCTGCTGCTGCGTAATAGACGGCAGGTCTGGCGCGCAAGCCCTGGTGGACAGGCTGGGCACCATGCCGAAGGGCTACGTGGTGACGCCGACAACCGTGCAGGTCGTGGCTGCGTGCACCGCGATGGTGGACAGCGTGAACGAGGGCACGCTCGAGTGGTTCAGGCCGCAGGCCGACCTGTTCGACAGCGCCACGACGTCCACGCGCAGGAAAATCGGCTCCGCTGGGGGCTGGGGGTTCGGAGGAGAGAACCCCATACCCATAGAGGCGGCATCGCTCGCCCTGTGGGGAGTTCTCAACTCTAAGCGCAACCCCGAGAGGAAGCAGAGGATAGGATGACATACGGTTTCGGCTCGATATCGCAGGCCGTGGGCCTGCCGGACGAAGAGCGGGCGACAGTCGCCGAGCTCGTCGAGATACACGCGGCGCACGCGAGCGCGAACCACGACAAGGGGCGCTATTTCGACCAGCGCATAACGAGCGGTGAGTGCAATCTCGGCATCGCCCTGCCGTCCGACCTGCGCAACTTCGAGATGGCGTGCTGCTGGCCTGAGAAGGCTGTAACGGCGCTCGCAGACCGCTCCCGTTTCGATGGTTTCGTCAGCGCACGCGGCGAACAGGTCCCGGAGCTCGACGCGATTGTGCGTGACAACCGTCTCGTCGGCGCTTACGGCATGAGCGTGATAGACGAGCTCAAGCACGGGGGTGTGCTCGTCACGCTCGCGCCGAACAGCCTGACGGGCTGCTCCATCCGATTCCATACGTTCGGGACATCCGCCGCCCGCTGGAACGGTCAGCTGCAGCGAATCGACGCCGCGCTCGCGATCATCAGGTCGGAACGCGACAAACTGCAGCATGAGACGCGTCCTGTGGTGGTCAATCTCTACACCGATGACGCGACTTGGGTGCTCACGCGCAGGGACGACAGCGTGTGGCGCGGTAAGCACACGTGGGTGGCCGAGCGTGCGGCGAACGGCCTAGGTCGATGCATGGCGACCGTCATGCGCAACCAGCCCACCAACTCGCAACCGCTCGGGACGAGCCGCATCACGCGCTCCGTGCGGGCGCTCACGCGCGGTTACATCCGCACCATGACGCTCGCGACGATCGGCCTCGAGTTCGCCACGGCCCCGCAAAAATACCTTATGGGCGTGAGCGATGCGCAATACGATGCGCTGATAAACGAGAAGTTCGCGAAATACGTCGACTCGATGATGCTCGGCACCATCGACCCGGAGACGGGCCAGGTGCCGCAATACGGGCAGCTCGCGCAGGGCACCCTGCAACCGCACGTCGACATGCTGCGCCTGCTGTCGACACAGTTCGCAGCGGCTACCTCCCTCAGTGTCACCGACACCGGCGTGGTGAACGACTCCAACCCGACGAGCGCCGACGCGCTGGCCGAGCAGAACGACAAGCTCATACGCCGCGCAGAGGACCTTAACGCCTTCAACTCCGACGAGCTGCGGGACGTTGCGCTCATGGCGCTCGCGATCAAGCGGAACCAGTCGCTCGCACAGCTGTCAGACGAGGACCGCGACATCATGGCGCACTTCCTGCCGCCCTCGATGCCGAGCCTCGCGGCCACTGCCGATGCCGCTGCGAAGATAGCATCCGTCGCCGATGGTTTCGCGGACACCGAGGTGTTCTGGGAGATGCAGGGGTTCGACAAGCCGACAATCGCACGCATCATGGCGCAGAGACGCCGCAGCCGTGGCTTGAACCTCATGGCAGGATTCGGTGTGAGCGATGAGACTGCCTAGACGTGCGCTGGACGCATACAACGCCGCCGTCAAGCAGTGCGGGGACGGCGCAGAGCGCGCTTCGCTTCGTGCGCTGTCCGTGTGGCTTGAAGCGCACCCGGATGCTGAAATCTCAGAAGTGCGAGAGTTCTGCAAAACGCTGCTGCACACGGTCGGTACATCGTATGGTCAGAGTGCGGGTGACGCCGCATACGCGCTGCGTTCACTTGTCGCCGACGGGCTGGACATCGAGCTGCCAGACGTTGATTACGCATACGAACCCGACCCCGAATACGTGGACAAGACGGCGCGGTATCAGATGGAGAAACTGAAGGCCGGTGATCCTGACGGTTTCGGAAAGGCCATCAGCGACGCGGCGCGGTATTTCGCGGAACGCGGAGCCAACGACACCATGACGAACCTCGGCGAGCATGACGCGAAGAAGCTGGGAAAGCGCGTGTTGTTCGCACGTGTTCCAACCGGAGCCACAACATGCCCGTACTGCCTGATGCTGGCATCGCGTGGTTTCGTGTACAGCAGCGAGCTCAAAGCGCTGAACGCCAACCATCGCAACTGCGACTGCCGCATTGTCGAGGGGTTCCCCGGTATGACGGTCGAGGGTTACGACCC